AACTCTTTTTGCTATTTTATAATTATTAAACTCAGCATAAGATTGTTTGCTTTCTGCAATTGGTTTCATAATTTGATTAAATGATTTTCCTTTATTATTTAAACCTCCATCTATTGTTGCAATTTCAATAAAAGTTCCAGCACGATAATCCATGCCTAATAAAATTCTAAATCTTTCGTATATATTTAATATTCCTTGAGGGTTTTTTTCTTTATCTACTCTCCTTAGAATTTCTAAAATAGGATGAAATCTATCTAATAAATTTTTAGTTAATAAATTTTTAACTTCTTTAGTTGTTATTTCTTCTTTTATTTCTGTATATCTTGTTTTATCAAAAAGTTTTTGTTCTGCTGCAGTTTCAAATACAATTCCTTCTTTAAATTTATCTGGCTGAACTTCTGGTCTAGGTTCTTCTTTTATTCCATAAGATCTTGGATTCTTTATATTTGAACTTGAATGATCTTCTAAAATAGTTTTGTCAGAAACCATATCTGAAAATAATTCAACAGCGTCTTTATCAGTTTTTTTAATTGTATCTATTGCCTTGGTTATTCCTTTTCCTGCAAGACCAAGTGTACCAAATAATATAAAAGAATCTGTTAATTGTTCTTTACTTGGTAATTTTCCTTCAATTAAAGCACCAGTTCCCTCAAATCCAGCAACTTGACCAAATAAATTTGGAATAAAACCTTTACCATATTTACCCATTAATCCTGGAACTCTATAAGCAGCATAAAGTTGAGCAGCTTCTTTAGCACCAGCTTTCATTCCTTCTTTAACAAAGGCATCAAACCATTCTGAAAAACTACTGACCTCATCATTCTCTAGTGCTGTTAAATAAGTTTTTCTTAAACTACCGCCAACCAAACCTGCTGATATAATAGCTCCTCCAGGAACTGGGGAAAGAAAACCTGGAACAGCACCTACTGCATAAACAGGCAAATCTTTAATAATAGTTGCTAAATTTTGAATATTTCTTTCTATAATTCCAGTATCATCAAATTGAGGTTGTGTATAAAGTTCAGGGGTAATATTATTTCCTATGTATGCTTTATGCAAATCCCATATTCCACCACCCCATCCTCTTTTCCAATATTTAGCAGGTTCAAAAGCATCACCTACTAATTTTTGTTTTAATGTTTCATTTTCTGGATCTGTTAATTCTATTTGTTTTAATTGTTCATATACAGATCCTTTTTCTTGTCTCATTTCAACAATCACTTCATCCCAGTGCATTTCTATTGGTTTTGTGTCTAAAGGTTTGTGTCCAAACTCTTTTAATATTTCATCATCAGTAAAATTTGCTTGTTGCAATTCTATGATTTTATTTTTTTTAAATGATTCAATTTCTTCTTTTAAGAAACCTGCTTTTTCAAAATCTTGTACCTGTTCAGCAATAGTAGGCATTACTTTCCTTTTTGCTTTAAAAATTGTTTATATTCTTCAGATTCTAAATATTCTACTGTAGTTTGGTTTGGTTTTCTTTTTGGTGGAAGAATTTGATCTTGTATATTATTTTCTTTTTTTATTTTTCTAATAACATTTTTAAAAACAAAATTTGAATCTGGAATATATTTTTTAATATCTTTTGCTATAAAATCTTCACTTGTTGTTTCTAATAAATCATTGGGAGATTTTCCTTCTTGAATTGCCTTTATGTATCTATTGTACATAATGTATTTAAAATTACTTAATCTCTCTTCCTTTGTATCATCAAGATCTTGTAATGCTATAGGTCCAGATATTTGATACTTAAATGTATTTAAAAAATCAAAAAACTTTTCATGATTATTTTTAAATCCCTCTTGATTAGATATTGAAAAAAGATTGTTTAAATATTGTAAATCTTTTGTATTTAAACTTTCTCCTACTCTTTCAATAATACTTTTAGATACAGTTTCTCCATCTAATAAAAACTTATCTGCAATAGTATTAATTTTATCATCAATAATTAATTTAATAATAGAGGAGTTTTTATCAAAAGATGTAATAGTATCAGATTTTTTATTTACAACTTTTTCATTAAATTGTTTAAATTGCTCTATAATTTCTGGTGTACTTCCAAACAATTCTTCTATTTGTTTTTGATACAATCCATTTTTTTTGTTTATTTGATTGATTGCTTCTTTTGATTTTTGAGATACATCAAATTTAGCAATTTGATTGTTTGCAAGAATAGTAAATTGCATATCTGTTTTCATCTCTCTTGCTTTTTTTGCAGCAAAAGTATTAAATTCTATTTTTTCTTGTTGAGACAAACCTTGATAAATATTTTGTAATTCTTTATTTTCACCAAATGTAGATTTTTTAATTTCATCATAAGCTAATGATAATTTGTTAGGAGCATCATCTGGAGATAAATTTAACGAACCAGTTAAAACTTGAAACTTTCTAAGTTTAATTTGTTCATCAGCTTTATCAGAATACTTAAGTAATTCTTCTGGTTTTAATTGGTCAAATATTCCTTTTTTTTGAGCATCTTTAAAAGAAAATGGTTGATTATCAGCCATATCTGCTGCCAAACTTTCTTGACCAAATTTTATATAAGAATCAGTTAATATTTTTTTTACTCCATCATCATACTTTGGATTATTGTTAATTCTTTTTAAAATCTTATCTTTATAAATAGGAAAATAATCTGGACCCATTTCTTTTAAAACAAAAGTTTCTTTAGAAACTAAATCTTCATCAATATTTTTTGCTTCATCTATTTGAGATAAACGAGAACCTTCTAGTGCTTTTACTTTCAAAACTCCTGCTGTTGCATAATATTTTTGCTCTAATGCTTTTTTTGTAAAATTATCCAAACTTTCAAATTTTTTATTTTTTGTATATTCAAACAAACTATTAACTTGTTGATCGTGAATGTTAGAAGCGTCTGTTGGATTTGGATTTTTTTTTGTTTCACTTTGAATTGTGAATAATCCTTTTTGAACAACTTTTCCAAATTCATCTTTTTGATCTATATATAAATCATTTAATATTTGAGTTGATTTATTATCAGCTTCTAATTTTTTTTCTTTAACATAATAATCAGTTATTGTTTGTTGTATACCTCCAACAAATTGAGGAATAGGAGCTTGAACAGTAGTTTTAATTCCAGGAGCTTCTGCTGTAGGTCTTGCTTGTGTTTGAAATACAGGTATCTTTGGCATTAGCTATTCCTTGATCTATTCATTGATTTAGATTGTATTCTTAAATTACTCATACTATTATTTCTTGGATTTCTATCTTTATGATCTACATCCCTACCAAGTAAACTATTACCATATTTCTTTTTCATCATTCTTCTAGCACCATTTCTACCAGCTCTATCTTTTTTTTGTTCTGGTTTAGAATGATAATTTTCGTATTCTTTTTTATAATTTCTCATATTAAATAGTTCCTTTCATTTTTAACAAACTTGTTCCTGTTTGAGTTAAAGTTCCTATTTGTGCAATTCTTGCTTGTTGTCTAGCCATCACTCCTTGTATTCTTGCAAAGTTTGCTTCTTCCATTTTTTGTGCTTGTTGTACTTTTGAATTATAATCCATAATATTTTTTTGCAATTCTGCTTGTTCTGCATTATATCTTGCAATTCTAGCTGAAGTTCCTTCACCAGATACTACTCCAGATTTGTTTAAATTAACTTCTGTTGTTCCTTGTAATTGACGAAATTGTTTATCAAATTGTGCAATATCAAATTCTAATTGTTTTTGTGCTTGTGCAGCTTCTTGTTCTGCAATCTGTGCATTACGATTTGCAACTGCTTGATTATACTTTCCTGCAGCACCTTGTGCTTGATATTGTGCAGCACCCAAAGCTCCAACTACTGCCATTTGCCAACCCATAACTAAAAGATCCTCGCATATCTGTTGTGGTCTGTTCTATCAAAACCATATTGTTTCATAACACCTTCATCCTCTAAACCTAACCATGTAGCAAATCGTAAACCTTGTTTAAAGTTAGATCGTACAGCAGTTTGCACTCTCCATAAACCATGTTCTTTTGCTATTCTTGCAAAATCTTTCTTGATAGCTTTAGCCACTAATAGTGGATGATTCCAAACTTTAGAAGTAGCTAGTACCCAACCCTCTGCCACACCTTTCCAGATAGGTTTCATTCCAGCAGCAAAGATAGGTTCGTTATTAACGATTCCTGTAAAAGCTAAACCTTGTTCTTCTAAATTCATTGCGTCTCCATCAAATTCAGCATCTTTATCCATAAGCACATGGTTCATTTGTTGAGATAAAATAAATGTTCCATGACCTTTTTGATAAGGTACAATATGTAATATTTTATCCGTCATTGGTTACTAATCTTGG